ATCGAGCTCCGGGGCATTTCCACAATCCGTCCTTACGACAAAAATCCCCGGCTCAATGATAAGGCGGTCGATCCGGTCGCCGCGAGCTTGAAGGAATTCGGGTTCCGACAACCGATAGTGATCGACGGCGACGATGTAATTGTCGTGGGTCACACCCGATATCGCGCGGCACTCAAACTCGGCTTGACGAAAGTCCCGGTCCACGTCGCCACCGACCTGACGGCTGAACAGGTTCGCGCTTACAGGATCGCCGACAACAAGACCAACGAACTGGCGGACTGGAACTTGGAGATTCTTCCGATTGAACTTTCCGAGCTTAAGACGACCGGTTTCGACATGGGGATGCTTGCTTTTTCCGACAAAGAGCTGACCCAATTGCTCAACCTTTCAGTTGGGATTTCACAAGGGTTGTCCGATCCGGACTCGGTCCCGGAACCGCCGGATGAGGCCGTGACTCAAAAGGGCGACCTTTGGATTTTAGGGAACCACCGGCTTCTTTGTGGCGACAGTGCGAAAGCGGAGGACGTTGACCGGCTTCTGGATGGAAACATTATCAATTTAGTAAACTCCGATCCTCCCTATAATGTACGCGTGGAAAGTCGCAGTAATAACGCGATTGCGGCAGGGCTTTCGACCTTCAAAAACACGCACCATCAAGGATTCGACGTCGCACGACACCCGGAAAAAGCGACTCCGACGACGAAAAAACTCCGAGCGAAAGACCGTCCGCTTGCCAACGATTTCGTTTCGGACGAGGAGTTTGACCGATTGCTTGACGCTTGGTTTGGGAATATGGCCCGTGTTTTGGAACCGGGCCGGAGTTTCTACATCTGGGGTGGTTTCACGAACTGCGGCAACTATCCGCCGTTTTTGAAAAAGCATGGTCTCTACTTCAGTCAGGCGATTATTTGGGTCAAAGGGCATCCTGTTTTGACTCGCAAGGATTTCATGACCGGGCACGAATGGTGTTTTTACGGTTGGAAGGAAGGGGCCGCTCACAAGTTTTTCGGACCGAACAACGCCGTTGACGTATGGGACATCAAAAAGATTCCGTCCCAGCAGATGGTTCATCTCACACAAAAACCCGGCGATTTGGCGATCCGGGCGATTCAATACTCTTCACGGCCTGGGGAAAATGTTCTTGAACTCTTCGGCGGGTCAGGTTGGACATTGATTTCCTGTGAACAGACGGATCGGAAGTGTTTTGCGATGGAAATCGACGGCTTGTATTGCGACGTCATAGTTCAACGTTGGGAAGAGTTCACCGGTAAAAAGGCGGAGCGTGTGCCAGCGGATGGAGGAAAATCATGACGGAAAAAATCAATCCGACGGCTTTGACGCCGGAAATGTTGGCAAAACTCCTGTCCGCCTCGGTCAATCGACCGATCACGGCGGAACAAGTTCTGGAAATCGCCGAGGACGGTAATTTGCTTGCGGTCGACGGTACGATTAACCTTGTCAAATTCACAGCCTTCCTGATTGGAGAAAAATACCGTGACTGACATTTTATCTCTTCGCCGTAAAGAGTTTGTCCAATTGGTCAATTCTTGCGGTTTCGGCAACGTGTTGACGACTTCGCAATTTCGCTATTTTTGCGACAACAACGATGTTCGTGGAACAGGTGGTCGAGGAGTTTCTCTGCTTCGGGTAGCTGCGATTTTGACGTGGGATCATTTTCAACCGGCCCAGAAAACGAAGGACTATGTCGAGCAAAAACGGCTTCAGGCAGAGCGAAACGCGGAAGCGGTCCGAGCGGCCCAAGACATTGGCCTGTTACCGGCGGTAGGTAATCCTGATCGTAAGGAAGCCGCGCTAAGGTCGTTTCAAACATTTTGTGAAACGTATTTTAGCGAAGTGTTTTACCTTCCCTGGTCCAACGATCACTTGCATATTATTTCAAAGATCGAACGCGCGGTTTTAAGGGGTGGTTTGTTTGCAATGGCGTGTCCGCGAGGAGCAGGAAAGACGGTCCTCTGTCAAACTGCGGTGGTCTGGGCTGCGTTTTCCGGGGCGACACCATTCGTTTGCTTAATCGCGGCGAGTGCGGAGCGAGGGAAAGACCTTCTGGAGACCATCAAAACGTGGCTTGAGACGAACCCGCTTCTCCAAGAGGATTTCCCGGAGGTTTGTTTCCCGATCCAGTGTTTGGAACGGATTGCCAACCGCCAGAAAGGTCAAAAGTACCTCGGCGAACCAACCCGAATCGAATGGGGGGCGGACCGAATCATTTTACCGACGATTCAAGGTTCTGCGGCAAGTGGTGTCGTGATTTCCTGTAGCGGAATGCGCGGGAGCGAGATTCGCGGCCAAAACTATGCCAGGCCTGACGGGAAGGTGGTTCGACCTCGGCTTGTGCTGATCGACGATCCGCAGACGACGGAATCGGCGTGGTCGCCATCGCAATCGCAACGCCGGGAATCGATTCTCGCCGGGGATGTTCTTGGGATGGCGGGACCTGGAAAAAAGATCGCCGGGCTTATGGCATGTACGGTGATCAGGCCGGAAGACATGGCGGATCAGATTTTGAATCGCGAAAAACATCCGGAATGGCAGGGGAAACGGACCAAGATGGTTTATGCGTTCCCGGCGAACGAAAAACTATGGACGCAATACACCGATTTGAGGCGTGATTCGTTTCGGAACGACGGTGACGGTAAAATCGCAACGGAATTCTATCAGGAGAATCGGGAAGCGATGGATGCAGGTGCCGTCGTCGCTTGGCCGGAGCGGTTTAATCCTGACGAAATCAGTGCGATCCAACATGCGATGAACCTGAAAATTCGGGATGAATCCGCATTTTTTGCGGAGTACCAAAACGAACCGGTGGTCGAAGCCGTGGGCGAGGAGATGATGACCGCCGAGGAGATCGCCGCCAAGACCAATGGCTATGAAAAATGGATCGTTCCACTCGATTGCCACCATCTGACGATGTTCATCGACATTCACCAGACGTTATTGTACTGGATCGTCGTCGCGTGGGACCGCCATTTTAGCGGCTACGTGGTGGATTACGGGACGTTCCCGGACCAACGGCGTCCGTATTTTTTGATGAAGGATGCTCATCGGACTTTGCAACAGAAGTTCAAGAGCGGCGGACTGGAAGGATCAATCTATGCTGGACTAGAAGCACTTTGCGAAGAGCGTTTTTCCAGAGTGTATGACCGTGAAGACGGGCTTCAGATGACGGTTTCCCGTGCGCTCATTGACGCCAATTGGGGGCAGACGACCGACGTGATTTATCAGTTTTGTCGTCAGTCGAAACATGCCGCGATGTTATTTCCGTCACACGGCAAGTATGTCGGTGCGTCGGGAATACCGTTTTCGGAGTACCGGCACCAGCGTGGTGACCGTATTGGACTCCACTGGCGAATTCCGAATCTTTCGGGGAAGCGGCAGGTGCGGCATGTCCTGATCGACACGAACTACTGGAAATCGTTCGTTTATTCCCGGCTTGCCGTGATGATGGGCGATCCCGGTTGTCTTTCGCTTTACGGGCATGAACCAAAAGTTCATCAACTGCTGTCGGAACATTTGACGGCGGAGTACCGGATCAAAACGCTTGCCAACGGTCGAACGGTCGATGAATGGAAACTTCGTGTGGCGCGTCCTGACAACCATTGGTTCGATTGTCTGGTCGGTGCCGCCGTTGCCGCGTCGATTGAGGGTATCGAACTGACGACACTTCGCTCGCAACAAGCTCCGAAACGGCCTCGCTTTAAACTCTCCGACTTGCGAAGAGAAAAGGGTTCACGGTTGATTCGACCGAATCGGTAATTGCCGCAAAAAAATCTGGCATTAGCAAAGTCGAACTTGAGATATTTATGATTCACCAACAGAGCAAACCTATAGCAATTCTAAAACATGCCGAAACGAACATCGAAAAAAGTCGAGACTTCGAGTCTGAAAAACGAAATTCTTGAAAACGCCAAAGGGCCGAAAAAAGTCGCCGGTGACGCCGGGAGCGTCGAACAGCATTCTTTACAGGATCAAATCGCCGCCGAACGGTTTTTGCAATCG